CCTTAGATTGTAGCCATGCCCGTGCTTGGTTTGTTCTTGGAGTCAAACCTTGTTTTCTTAACGATTGATTTATTCTGTCTATTAGATACGCCATGTTCTATTTATGTCAAAGACCAAGTTCTTTTTCCGTGATAACTTTGAACTGCCATCCATGTTCTCTACAAAAAAGGTCTGCAGCACGCCATTTTTCTTGATTGACCGCATATGTTGCAGCCTCTTGAATGAATCTTTTGGTCTTGCGTTTTTGCACAGGCATCTTGGTCTGAGCCAATGGTTTCACCTCTAATATATAAGTAGTGACCTTACCATCTTTAAGACGCATCTTTACAATAAAATCTGGAAAGTATCTGTGTGTTTTATTGTCCACGGGAGACACGTATGGTATTTGCAGCTCTTCAGATGCCCACCAGATTACGTTTGGATGGTCGTCAAAATACTTCATAACTCTCAGTTCCCAGTTGGAACGATATATGATATTTTTTGAATTCCCGTTGTACTTGGACGGGTTCTTGGGTAAAAAAGTTCCTTTATATGACATAAATAGTATCTAGGCAACCAAAAGGCAGACAATGGCATTTTTCTCACTTACAGATATAAAATATGTTCCTGGTCAGAATAGGAATTTTGAAATCAATTCTGACCAATTTAATATAGACAATAAACGCTATCCTATTGATATTGGTTCAACGGATAAGGGCCATTACATGATGTTCTTCATCAATGTACAAGAGAGAACTCAAGTTGGTGGTTATAATTATGATGACACGGCTACAGCTAAAGTATTAGAAAACACCAGTGGATCACAGAATGTATTTACTGGAGCTCAAGAAATATTTACAAATGTATTGGATTTTGTTTCGGCCAGAAATTCTCAACAAGATGAAAGTATAACTAGATACGAAGGTAGTTATGATGGGTCTGCCTCGGATGATGGAACAACAGCTGGTATTTTAGATGAAATCAATTCAAAGAATACACTTTCTAAAGCTGGTCAATATGCTACATCTTTAAAGGAATCGGATCTTTTAAAAAGAGGAAACTTTTTTAGAACTGTAAAGAGAACAAAAGATACCATTGCTTTGTACATGCCAGATACCTTGGCATTTGATTATACTCAATCATATAGTGATGTAAGTGTAGCTTCTGGACTAGGCCTTGTCGGCGCTGGCTTACAAGCTGGTGCTTCTCTTATGAATGCAGGAAAAAAAGGTGGTGATGCTATACAAAAAAATATGGCTCCATTTGTGGCTGAAGCTACGGCTGGTCTTGGTTCAAGGGCAGGATTGGATAAAAATGTTTTATTCACAGCACTTTCTGCCGCAACAGGTGGTGCTTTAGCGGTCAACCCGCAACTAGAATTGATATATCAATCACCATCTTTTAGAAATTTTAGATTTTCTTTTATGTTTTATCCAAGAAGCAAAAAAGAAGCTGAACAAGTTTTAAGTATTATTGATATGTTTACATTTCACCAAGCGCCAGAAGTTTTAACTTCATCATTCGGAAGATATTTGGTTCCTCCATCTGAGTTTGATATTAAATTTTATTATAACGGCCAAGAAAATCCAAATATACCTAAAGTTTCCACTTGTGTGTTGACGGGAATTTCAGTTGATTATGCACCAAATGGTTTTGCTTCATATGAGACATTATTGAACTCACCTGAACGTGGTGGAACTGGTATGCCTGTTGCTATACGTATGGACCTATCGTTTAAAGAAACAGAAATTATCACTAAACAATTCTTGTCAGGTGAAAAAGTTAAGTACAAATCACCATTCAGAGGCGATGAAGCAATTAATGGTTTAGATTTTGGTAATGAAAGAAGTGGTGAACTTAGAACGCAAGCTGAGATTGATGCCTCTAGAGATTTAGGTGATTTTAATGAAACAGGTATAACATTTGAAACTACTGCTACATCAGATACTGAATTTGATTTAGCTAATGGCAATTGGGGTACAGAAGACACAACTGGAATAGATGAGTCTGGCAGCGGCGGTTCTATAGGAGGTGCATGATATGGCAAAATATTTTAATTTCTTTCCTAAAACATCTTATTATAAAAGTAAAGATTCAACCTCATTAGATGTTGTTACGAATATTACTTCAAGGTTTAACTTTGATGATAGATTGAAACAGAATGCTGCTACATATTACAAATACAAAATAAAAGATGGTGATACACCTGAAATTTTAGCATCTAAAATTTATGGTTCTCCAGAAAAACACTGGATCATTTTGGCAATGAATAACATTGTAGACCCACTTTATGAATGGCCTTTAGGACAAAGAACAATTGGCAAATTTATTGAAGCAAAATATTCATCGCCATCATATGCTAATACTTCAAATACTGGCGTAACTGGATTAGAATGGGCAACAAATAATACTCAGGCATATTATAAAGTAGAAAAAAGAACTGATACTTCAACAGGTCTGTATAGAGAAGATAGAATTAGGCTTGATGCTAACACATATGCTAATGTGATTATATCCGATACAAGTTATAGTTTAGGAGATGGAACTCCTCTAAGAATTGTAGTTTCAAAAGAAACAAAATCTTACTATGAATATGAAACTGAATTGAACGAAAACAAAAGAAATATAACCATTTTAAAACCTGAATTTGTAATTGACATTGAAGCAGAATTTAAAAATGTGATGAAAGATTCCATATGAGTGATTTTAATCTAAAGCAACCTACAGACTTTAGAATTAACGAACTGACTCTTGTTACCAAAGGTGGTAAAATTGAGTTGCGAGAAATTTTTGAGGAAATTAACATATATGAAAGTATGTTAACTCCGTGCATTTCTGGTGATATTATTATCAATGATGCCATTGGCCTGTCTTCAAAATTGTTAATTGATGGTACCGAAATTATTCTAATAGATATAGACAAAGGTGAAGGCCTTTTTAGATTAAAAAGAGCTTTTAGAGTATACAAACAAACAGATAGAAAAAATATTAACCAAACAAGTGAATCATATGTTTTAAAATTTGCTTCGGAAGAAATTATTTTATCTGAACAACAACTAATAGCTGAAGCTTATAAGGGCACTTATACCGATACGGTCAAAAAAATATTGAGCAACAAGTTAAAAGTTCCTGTTTCTAATTTTGTAGCAAAGAATTTTGAAAAATCTTATGGTGCAATTGATGTAATTATACCAGGTTTAAAACCATTTGATGCTTTAAACTGGTGTTCAAAACGAGCCATTGATTCTAGGGGTCAACCAACTTTTATGTTTTTTGAGAATGTGGAAGGTTATAACTTCACAACTTTGTCCAAGATTATGCAACAACCTTCAATTTTCAATGTGAACTTTGATATTAAAAACTTACAAGATGATGATATTAAGACCGAATTTCTTGGCGCAAGAGCAATGGAAGTTATGACACAATTTGATTTTATTAAGAGTACACAAGCTGGTGTTTTTGCAGGAACATTCGTTGGTATTGATCCGCTAACCAGACAAATAATATCTCAAAAGAAAAGTTTTGATAATGTGTTTGCAACGACAAAACATGGTAATCAAAATCCAAATTTACCTATTGAGACAAATAAATTAGGTAAAACAAACTATCAAATGACCGACTCTAGGATAGTATATTACTTGACAACAGGCCAAAGACCACAATCAGAATACATTAAAACAAATGAGCCTGGTTCATTGCAAGTTGATGATGTGCCTCAAAAATACACATATGCTAGAAAAGCATTGTTACAAAATTTCACATCACAAAGATTGAAAATAGTTTTACCTGGAAACTTTTTGGTATCTCCAGGTCGAACAATTAATTTGGAAGTTCCAATTCGTTCTTTCAATACTAAAGGTGCTAATAATTATGATTCCACTTTAAAAGGAAAGTATGCTATTCTTTCCACTAGACACATTATAAAATACAATATGTTTGAAACTGTTGCAGAGGTAGTAACAGATTCTTCTGCTAAACCTGTTGTAGCTGCAAACAGACAACTAGCCAAAAGCGTAGGAAACTATTAATATGTATGAAAATGATTTAGTAAAATTAAATAATTGGACTGGAGTCGTAGAAGATTATGATGACCCATTGAAGACAGGAAGACTTCGTGTTCGTATCAATGGTTTTCACAATATAAACAAAACGGTCCTACCAACAACAGATTTACCATGGGCTATGGTTGCATTGCCAGTCAATGGCTCAACAACTGCCACTGGACCAAAAGTTGGAGATTGGGTCATTGGTTTTTTCTTTGATGGAGAATCAGCACAACTTCCAGTTGTAACGCATGTTCTTCCAGGTATCAATACTTTGGTTGTTAAACAACCTACAGGTGCACCTCAGATGCCAGTTGGTCAAATTTATGACAGGCCTGGCCAACCATCTTTGCCGCCGCTAGGCCGAGGTGTTGTACAATTTACTGCTATAGATACTTCAAATAGAAGTAGAGCACACGTTTGTGATATTTCTTATGAAGTTGACCAAACTGTTGCTGCCATAAAAACTCTTTTTGGTCCAGTGTTTGATGTAATTAGAAAACTTATCAATGCTGCCATTGGTGCCACATGTTATGATCCAACTGGAATTTCAAAAACAATTGTAGATATTATTAGAAAAGTTACTGCTTTTGTAAAAGAGTTTACAAGAGTAGTAAAAGAAGTACAAAAAACTGTTAGTGGTTGGTTAGAAGTTGCTAGAAAAGTGAGAGCAATGATTGATTACATTCTCAGTTTACCTGCAAAAGCAGCAGCTTTCTTTACAGATTGTGTGAGAAAGTTTACTGCAATTCTAAAGAAAGGCCTTAAAGATTTGTTTACAGATTTGGCTGGTGATGTAGATACTGGTGGTCTTGGAGAAATAATAAGTGCTGTGCAAGAAGGTGCTGACGCCGTTCAAGATTTAGCAAACTCAGGCGCAAGACTTATTGCATCAGTTCAACCTGCAACTTTGGCAGCAGTAATTCTTGCACCAACAAGTCAAGCTGAAGTTGACGCTGCAGGTGTAGTTATAAATAAATTAATTAGTGATGCAGGACCAATAGTTAGTCCAATTGACGTTGGCCAAGGACCATGATATGAAAGTTAAATAATAAAATATGTCAGATACATTTGTACCTTATGTGAGAGAAGTGGATCCCGAAAGGCCTTCTGAAGACTATGGTTGGACTGAGCCGGAATCTCCCGCTTCGATAGAATATCCACCAAAATATCCATTTAATAACATCACCCAAACTCAATCTGGACATATGTTTGAGATGGATGATACACCTGGCGGAGAAAGAATACGTATACATCATCGCTCAGGAACATTTACTGAAATGCATCCGAATGGCGATGAAGTGCATAAAATTTATGGTGATGGTTATGAAATTATTACCAAAAATAAAAATGTATTAATTAGTGGCGTTTGTAATATTACAATTGAAGGAGATTCAATTCTTCATGTTAAGGGTAATAGAAAAGAATTGATTGACGGTGATTATAGCATTGTGGTTAAGGGTGATTATACTGTTACAGCTCAAGAAACTGCCAGCATAACATCAAAAGATACAGTTAGTCTTATGGGAGATACATTGTCCCTTAGAACTCCCGACATGGTTATTACCGGTAACATGGTTATCGATGGTGCCTTAGATGCATATACAGTCAGCTGTGCTACACTCACTGCCAGGGCTGGTGTTACTTGTGGACCAGGAGATCCAGGTAATATATTAAAAGGTCAGCTCCCAATTCCACCTACTGGAATATTTTCTGCAACAACGATTACTGCTTTGCTTTCTGTGGCAGCTCCGTTAGGAACTTTTGGTTTGATGAATGCTGTATTGATGACCGACACAGTAAATACGGCACTTCACAATTGTCACTTCCATGTTGGCTTCAAAGGACCTACAGGTCCACCAATTCCAAAAATGATTTAAGGATATATTATGGCAAATTTATTTGATAAAACAGGTTATAATTTTAATGACACCACTGGTACTATAACGACATTACCAAACACGGCTATCAATCAATTAAACACCGTACCAGCTTTGTTACCAAATCAATGGATGATTGATGATTTGAACAACGATGATACTGATGGTTATCATGTGAATCCTGTAGCCGCTTCTTGTAATACTATTTGGAGTTCTTCAAATACATTAATTACAATTACTAATGGGCTACAAGGTTCTGGTAATTTAACGGCTTTATGGTCAACAATTACTCTTGATTTAAAAGCTATTGCTGGTTATAATGTTACAACTGGAGATGCTGAGAATCCACCAATTGTCACCACAAAATATACTGGCCAAATGGAAGAATTTTTAGCTCATACGTATCGTATCTCTGGTGTTGTTCCTATTACTGCAAACGTAGATGCAGCCGCAAAACCACACCTTGAACAAGCCATACAAGTTGGCCGAGCTTTGATGTATTTAATATATCAAACAGATGGCCGAGAAGACAATGCGCCTATGTTAGGTAGTTTTACTAGTATTTTGGTTGCCAATACAATTAATGATTATGCTAATGTTATAGTTTCATACGCTAATACAATCAATGCAAGCATTACAATAAGTACGAGTGGTACTCCACCAGATGACATTATTACAATAAGAACTTCCAATCTAAATTATGACGCAGTAAACACTATTGCTACAGCTGCGAATAGCCTGAATAGTATTTTAACCACAAGACGAATACATGATGAGAATTTTTACACCAAATCACATCAGTTGGTTAATGAAGCAAAAACTATCCGTAGATATGCCTCATTGGGTTCATCCGAAACTATTTTAATTGATAATTTAGTTGGTTCCGATAAATTAAAATCTAGACTTGCCCAACAGTAACATAAATAGAAAATGGCAACAACAATAACAACAACAAGTAGAGAATGGCGAGACTTGGATTTGAATTTTGCAATTCATCCTGTCCGTAAAGATATCAACAAACATAGGAGTGAACTGGCTGTAATTAATTCAATTAAGAATTTAATTTCAACCAACCACTATGAAGTACCGTTTCAACCGGAACTTGGTTGTAATGTAAGAAAACTTCTATTTGAACCATTAGATATGGTTACATCAACTCTAATTGAACGTGAAATTATAGAAACAATTAATAATTTTGAACCTAGAGCAAGTGTTTCTAAAGTTGTTGTTAAACCAGACTTTGATAATAATGGATTTAATGTTGAACTATTGTTTCAAATCGTCAATAGAACCGACCCGGTAGCAATCAAATTTTTCTTAGAGCGAGTTCGATAAATGGCAGATAATCGTCTACAAGTTGCAGAACTTGATTTTGATACAATCAAAACCAACTTAAAATCATATTTAAAACAACAGTCGGAGTTTCAAGACTATGACTTTGAAGGCTCTGGCCTTGATGTGTTAATTAACCTTTTGGCATATAACACTCACTATAACGCATACTATCTTAATATGGTAGCTAATGAGGCATTTTTAGATACTGCATTGCTAAGAGATTCAGTTGTATCACATGCTAAAACATTAGGATATGTTCCTTACTCCAAAACAGCTGCTAAAGCTGTTATCAATGTAACAGTTGAATCTGGTAGTTCTATAGTAAATACTGTAACAATACCAAAAGGTTTTGTGTTCTTATCTAATACCATTGACAGCCAAAATTATAATTTTAATGTTATGGCTGACACAACCGTTACTAAAAGCGGAACAAAATACTTCTTTGAAAATTTAGAAATAAAAGAAGGACAATTTGTAGCATATTCATTCACACAAGATGAATCTTCAAATCCAAAAGGTATTTTTGAAATACCAGATGCTGATGTTGATACCAGCACAATCACAGTTTCAGTCAGACCATCTTCGAGTAATTCACAGGTAACAATATATAATAAAGTTACCGATATTTTAGATGTTACTAGTGCATCTGAAGTGTACTTTTTACAAGAGTCTAGAGGTGGTAAGTTTAAGATTTATTTTGGTGACAATGTTATTGGTAAAAAGATTAATGATGGCGCAATTATCAATGTGACTTATTTGTCAACAAACGGAACAGCCGCAAATAAGGCTTCATCTTTTACTGTAAGTGCTGCTATTGGTTCTTTTACTGATATTACAGTTGACACGGCATTTGTTGCTGCTGGTGGAACAAACAGAGAAACGGTTACTGAAGTAAAGTATAATGCTGTGGCTCAATTTGCTACGCAAAACAGATTGGTTACTTTCAAAGATTATGAATCATACATTACTAAAAATTATCCATCACTAGACTCTATTTCAGTTTGGGGTGGTGAAGAAGAAACTCCTCCAGTTTACGGCAAAGTTTTCATATCTATTAAACCAAAAA